GCGTACTTGCTCATGCTTCGTCATCCTCCGCATCAGGTAGTTTCCAACCGCGCTCGGTCAGCGGTGCGGGTTCAGTTGTGTCGCTCATGGCTTCACATCCTCGATTTTCTTCCAGTCCCAAATCGTGGTGAATGTCGCAGATGGCTGGCCGTCCTTTTTGACCAGCCTCGCGCTGAGCCACGGCTGGTCGAGTCCCCAAGCGGTGTCGATCCCGACCACCTCGTAGGTCTTGAGGCCCATGCCCCGCTTGGCGAGGACGCGGTCGCCGACCCTGATGCCGTGGAGCGCCATCAGCAAGGTCTCGCGTTCACGCTCGGCACGAGCGATCGCCACACGAGCATCAGCCATCTGTCCGTTCAACGCATTCAGTCGATCAATGATCTCGTCATTTGTCACAGGATCGCCTCCCCTCGGAGGATCGCCGACACGGTCGCGTCTCCTCGGTAGTGCGCGTCTTCGCCACCGTCTCTGATGTAGTCGAGAGCCGCCGCGATGCGCTGCGCGAGGGCGGCGCGGAGGCGGGTAATCTCGTCGGCGGCGGCAAGCAATCCGGAAACAGCATCCCTAGCGTTCTGCTGCTCAGCGCCAAATGCAAATCGCTTCATTGTTTCGACGATGTCCTCTGTCAAAGCGCACCTCCCGCGTCGATCTCCGCGAGCCTTTGTTTCGCGCCGGCAATGATCGCGAGCAGCTCGCGCCGCATCTCCTCACGGCTTATGCGACTGTCCTTCGCCTCAGGCAGCGACTTGCACAGCTTCGACGGATGCATGAGGCTCGACACATCCTCTCCGCGGTGCCACATCGTCACGATGATGCGCCAGGCGCGAGAGTTGTCAACGGTCGGCCATCCAAGGTAGGCGAGCTGCTCGCGCGCCTTCAGCCTGTCAGCCGGCGGGATGGCCGCGTAGGCGCGGGCCTCGGCGAGCTTCTGTAGCTCGACCTCGACAACCTCTTCCTCGCGGGCGGCGGCGGCGCGCGCAGCAGCGCCGTCCGTCCGTCCCTGCGACTCAGGAAGCGCCGAAGTCTGCTGGTAGTGACTGTTCCAATCGTGCACATAGAAGCCCTTGTAGGGCTTCGCGGCGCGGTAGATCGGGAGCGCGCGCATCGCCCGATCGAAGTCAAGGCGGCGCGCGTCGTGCAGGATGGCGGCGAGCGTGTTCGGCGGGATTCTGCAACCCGCGAAGAGTTGAAGCCGGTAGTCGTTCCACTCGCGAAGTTCTTCGTCTGTCATGGCGGCTCCTTTGGGGAGGGGCTAGACAGGGAGAGGGACGCTAGGAGGGACGGACCTCCGCAGCAGCTGCGGCACGCCCCCTAGCGTAACTCCCCTGTCAACCCCCCGCAAGGGGGGGTATGGGGGGGATTTTCAGGACGGCATGGCTTCGGGCCAACGCTCTTCAAACGATCGGTTGAGCATCACCGCGGCCATCTTGACGAGAACCGCCAGGCGGTCGATGTCCTCGGCGTCGTTGAACGGGAAGATCACCATATCGACGGCCTTTCCAACCGGTCCGAGCGATTCGTAGGTGTGCGTGAGCTGACCGTGCAGCTTCGCGGCGGTGCGCATGAACAGGCCGTGCTCATGCTCGCTTACCGTCGCAAGGAGGTTGGTGACCTCGGCTTCCTGCTGATCAACCTCATGGACGGCGAGGAGATTGCCGGGGAGCCATTTCCCGTCCCTGCACATCACCGTCATGGTTTTCGGATCTGCGTCTGGCGCGCGCGTGCGGACGACCTTGCCGACCTTATCGGCGTGATTGGCAATCATCATCTTGGCCAGGGACGCCTGGTAGAACGCAAGCGCGTTGACCATGACAACGGTCCTGTCGATCGCCTCTGGGTCTTCGTCCGCGACCTTCAGCTCTTGCAGCGCGTCAAACACAGCCGAGAGCTGACAGCCGGTGTGGTTGAACGACTCGCTCAGCGTCTTCCACGACATCGCGTGAATCGACGCCAGCTGCTCTGCTGACCAGTTCTTCAGCGCATCCAAGTTGTCCATTCTTCTTGCCTTGCTGCATCCGCTTATGAGGAAAGGCCCGGCGAGGGCGGATGCTCCCCCGCCGGACCCGTGTGGAAACACCGAGCGGAGCCACGCGGCCACCGCTCGGCGCGCGATGTGGCTCTAGATGACCTCGGCGATGTTGTAGTACACGGTGCCGTCCTTCTCCTTCTGGGTCAGCGCAACATCGGTCGGCTGTCCGACCGACGCAAGGAGACGCTCCGCAATGTGCTTGGACCAGGTGTTCGCCGTCAGCGTGCTGCGGTCGGCAAACTCCAGTTTGCAAGCCCAGAAGAACCGCCCCCTCTTCGTGACCTTCGGCTCGACCTCGCGCGGGTGGACCCGTTCGTAGCCCGCGGGGGCCGCGCTGCGGCCTTCGGGCGGCGCGGGGGCTACGGGCGGCTTGGCCTTGGACGCCTTGGCGGGGCGCTCCGCGGCCTTGGCGGGGTTCGGTTCACTTGGGGCCATCGGTAAACCGCTCCGTGATCTCGCAGATCAGGTACGCCACGCAGATGCAGATGAACATCCCGCCGAAGACGATCGTTGAGAATGTCATCCGCGGACCTCCAGCGTCGGCTGCGGGTTGGCGTCGAGCGCCTTCTTGATGGCGGCGGTCTTCGCGTAGGCGGCGATCGCGTCGCGCACGACTCGCGAGCGGCTGCGGTGGGTCGAGACCGCAATGTGGTCGATCAACGCTTTGGTCTCGTTGGGCACGGTGACGGCTGAAAAGTCTCTCGGTTGCATGGTTGCCTTCCTGCGCCTTGGGCGCACGGGGTGTGATACAGCACCACATCGGAAGATGCAAGGTCGGTACAACAGATTTCAGCCGGAGCAACCGCAGCCGCGCGATTTCTGCGCGGGCGCGGGCGGGGTAATCGGCGCAGTCGGGGCGGTCGGCGCGGTTCCGTTCAGCCGCTGCCGGCGGCGCTCGCAGCCGCAGCTGCGCGGCGCAAGCCGACTAAGGCCCGTCAGCTTTGCGAGCGCGTGCACAACATCGCCGAGCCCGCGCGGCCATCCGCCGTGGTGCGGGCAAATTCGGCAGACGCCTAGGCTTGGCCTGTCGCCGTACAGCGGGAGCGCGATCGGGTTCGTGCAGCTACCGTTCTTGTGGTGCTTGCATCTCATGAGTAGGTCCACGGGAGGCCGCCGCCGCAACCGCTTTGCAAGATGTCGTTAGTGCTGCACGGCGTAGAAACGGATGCATCAACCGACGCGCAGAAGCTTCTTAGGTCTGCAAGCACGGACGGAGTGTTGCCGTGTGCAATGGTCGGCAGGAATGCTCCAACGGTGCTCATTGCCTGATCGCACGGATCGGCCACGCCCTGGTCGCACTCCTCGCGCAGGAAGCAAGCAAAGGGACCGTTGTTTGCGACTCTGTCCAAGAGAAACGGATCGATGCCATCTCCGCACAATGGCCCGCCTTGATAGAAGCCCTGGCACGCCGAGTCGGACGGCAGCAGGGTGTCGAGGCATTGATAGCGCGAAATGTAGGTGATGTTCGCGCCGGCGCACCAAAGCGAAAACGGGCCGAACTCGCAGTTGTCCCCGTCATCGCAAGTCACGCCGGCTGTGCACTCGTTGGTGATGGCGTCGATCGTGCCAGCGATCGACACATCGCTGCATTTAATCGGCCAATTGCAAATATGGAGCTTGTGCTGGTAGCTCCTCGCGACGCCAAGGTTTCTGCCGCAGCCCGCAATGGTTGCCGTGTTCCGGCAGTAGACCGACAGGGACATCGGGACATCGATCGTGCCCGTGAAGGTTTGCGTTGGGTAGCTGATGTTCCGCGCGCCGCTGCAATGGCGCGACTCGGTGAACGAAACCGAGTAGGTGATGCGCATCTCGCCTTCGCCGTAGTAGCAGCATGGCAATTGCTCGCCGCTGCCGCCGCCGCGCGTGACCACAAGCGGCCCTAGCTGCACGCCGGAGACGGTGATCGACCAATCCATTTTATAGCACCCTGATTGCCCGCAGTTTGCGCAGACAGGCGGACTGCTGTTGTTCTGGTAGCCGTAGTTGACGGCGATGTTGGACACCGAGTAGCTCGACGCGCAGGGGCACGACGACACGGGGCACTCCTCGACGCTGCCTGGCTCGCAGCAGCACAGGCGGGCGGTGTTCATTCTTCCGTCCAATCGAACTGCACGACCGTCTGGCCCTCTAGCTCCGCCGCGTCGATCCAACCGACCTCAACCATCGTCCCGTTGTCATCCATCGCGACGCGGACTTTCCCGCGTGCCTCCAGAATCAACATCGGGCTGTCGGGCGCGCGCACGAACTGCGGCCCGCACCCGGTCAGCAAGGCGCTTGCCGCCGCCAACGACGCGCACCACGCGAGGAGTCGCAAGGTAGCGCGCGAGCGAGTCGAGGACGGCGCGGACCAGTTCATAAAAGAGGCTTATTGGCTTCCTCCGAGCTCACCTTGTTGTCGCGCGCCGCGACAAGGCCAAGGCCGAGCGCGAGCAGCGCGCCAAGCGCGCCCCAATCAGGCACGGTCAGCGGGTCGTTGTCGGTGATGGCGACGAGCGCCGTCGAGACGGCGGCGACAATCGACGCGATGCCGGCGGTGGTGGTTCTCCAGCTACGCATTCAGTCTCTCCTTCGTGTTGCGCAGGCGTTCCACCTCTTGCTCAAGGTGAAGCACCCGCTGTGTGAGCGATGCAATCTGCATCTTCAAGTCGGCGAGCATCCCATGCAGCCAGGCGCTCGCGCCAAGCACGGCGACGAACGGCGCGATGATGGCGGCGAGCGTCTCGACGGTCATGCTAGTGTTGCCTGAGAATGTACAGCTCGGATGCGCTTCCGGTCGACCTTACCCATGTCTTGGACAGGTCGAGAATCATGGAATTGTTGAGGCTTGCGTTCTGTAACAACACGCGGTTTGCGTTCCACTCGGCGAGAGCGTCGGTGGCGTTGTCAACGCCGTACACCAGGTTGTAGGCGGTGTAGCTGTAGAGGATGACGGGAATCTCTCCCGTCGGCGTTGCGTTGAGTTGCACGAAAGCGCCGCTGTTGGCGGCGACGCTGACGCGGGGGAGGATCTGTACGGCCATCGGGCTACTCCTTGATGACGGAGACGGACACGCCGTTTCCGAAGATGGTGAAGGAAGCAAATTCAGCGGAAACGCTGAAGTCGTTGAATGGAATGTCGGCGCGGTCCCCGTCCGCGTCAAGCGCGAATTGGCAATTGGTGCCGTTGAGAATGCGGATGACGCCGAAGCCGGCGTCGTTGAACGGGTTGGTTCCCGCGACGGTTGTCTTAAAGGTCATCATGCCGTTACCTCAGGTGACAGGAACCACATCCCCTCAAGATGGCGCTCGACTACGCCGCCAAGCTCCGTCTCAAGGTCGTAAACGCCGTTTGCCGTCGCGCCAGACGCGGCGAGCGTGGCCGTCACGGTCGCCGCGATTGTGATCACAAGCGTCGTGTTGCTGCCGCTGCCCGTCACGGTGATATCGGTAGGGCTGACAAGGCTCAGCGTTTGTGTAAGGCCGTGCTGGGGGCGCAGCTTCATCCGCGCGCTCGCGCCCGACAGGTTCTTGCCGACCACATGGGTAAGCGTGAATGTCGCGCCCTGTTCGATGATCAGGTCTTTGTATTCGCTCATGGGCACACTCCATCGATGGCCTGAGTGTTCACGATAAGGTAGAGCTCTGCGCCGTTGACCGCTCTAAACGGCACAATCCAGACGGGCATGTTGTTTGGGATGGCCTTTGGCAGGAATCCGGCGGGCAGGGTCGATGCAAGGACGCCGTAGCTGTACGCGGTGCCGTTGCCCATTTCCGACACGCTGAGCGCGCTGCCAGTCATGCCGCCTGTCTTCGCCGTCGGCGCGTAAGGAGTCGTGCCCGCGAAGGTTGCTTCTGTCCATGTGTACAGGAATCGGTAGCCGCTGCCGCTGATCGGCGCGGACGAATTGATGATGGCAAGCCAACCCCACGGAAGCTCTGATCCCTGAACCCCGCGCGTGGCGCGGTCTAGGTCCGTCGATCGCCTGTAAGCGAGGTCCGTCCGGTTCAATACCAGACCCCCTTGAACGCCTGGAATTTGTAGCTCAATCCTTGATCGCTGGCGGGCCAGATGTCATTGAAGTTAACGCTGTCGCGCGTGATGCGGCGGAACCGAACATCGGAGGGAGCCGAGCCCGTCATCAACGGACGGCCATCCGCGCCCGTCTCTGGAATTTGGTCCTTGTGCGCCCATTCGTCCCACAGGTAGTCGAGCACGAATTCGTAGTACTCGTGCTGGATGTGGTTGAGCGCGCCGCCTTCGCAGACGAGCGTGCCCGTGCCGTAGCCAAGGAAGGGCTGACTGTTTCTCTTGCCGCTGTAGGCTTGGATCATGCCCGTCACGGCGTCCACATTCTGCCCCGTGACTTCGTTGTCGATGATCAGCCGCAGCTTCAGCGCGACCTGGCGGATGTCGATCTGCTGCCCGCGGCCCGCGCCGAGCGCGACGCCGCCGATGTCGGAAGCCGATGCGTCGGTGGTCGGGCTTGGAACCCAACCGCCGGAGGACTGCGAACGGTACGCGAGCGTCGAGCGCGTGCGCACCGTCGGGATGACCTTCGCCTGGAGAAACGAATTGGCGGCAAGGCTCGTCGCGCTCCCCAGCGTCTCCGCGCTTGGGGCAAGCCCCTTGGCGTTCGTCGCGTAGAAGTACATCGTGCTGTAGGTCAGCGTGACGATGAAGCCCTTCCCCGAAGGCGAGTAGGTGATGGAGCGCAGCGCGGCGGTATCCTGCCAGGTGTTGCCTGTGCCCGTGGGGTAGCCCGCTCCGATCCTCGGAATGACGGGCCCGCCGCCCGCGGTCTGGGCGCGCATAAGCTCAAAGTCGTAGGGCAAATTCGCCGCGGCAAAGTCGCTCGTCGCGCGCTTGCGGCTGACGAACCAGCGTTCCACGATTGTGGAAGCCTCGCCCATCGTGCCCTCGGAAACCTGACAGTCGAGCCGTGACCCTTCCCAATCGGTGCTGGCCTTCGAGAACGCCATTAGGTTCCCTGCTCCCGCTGGTTGCGGGTCTGCTGTTCGATCATCCTGGAGAGGCTGCGAAGCTCTTCCTGCGTCATGTACGACATCGCAGCGCCCTGGCTCGCCGCGGAATGCATTCCGAACTGGCGCTGCTGTTCCGCGTGGCTACCGCCAGACAGCTGCGAGCCGGCCATCGCAGCCAAGCCGCGCAACAGCAGCGGGATTTCCTGCATGAAGGACATGACGCCGCCTGTGTTGCCGTACTGGTCGGTTGCGCCGGCAAAGAATGCCGTCGAGATTCCCTCAAAAAACCCTTGCTTCTGCACTTCGTTGGTCTTCTGGTTGGCCATCGCAAGCGGGAGCGCCGCGGCAATGTTCATGCCGCCGGTCTTGCCCGTCTTTGCAAAGGTTTCCATCGCCGATTGGCCTTGCTTCATCGCGTTGCTGAATCCGTCAACGACCCTCGACATGACCATGAACGGCGCAGCTGCGGCGAGCGCGCCCGCGCCAATGCCGATTGCAGCCGATCCGAGCCCGCCACCGAGACCGCCAAGGCTTCCGATCTTGCCGAACGATCCGCCCGCGAGCGCAAGCCCCTTGCCGCCGATCTGCTGAAGTTGCTTGTTGGCGCGCTCGACATCCTTCTTCATGCCGGATGTGTTCACGGCGACATCGACATTGAGAGTGGGGAGTTTCATGCTGCAAGCCCTTCCTGCAACCTCGGGATGGAGCCGCGGCGAGCCTTGCGGCCCATCGTCTTCTTGGCTTCCATCAATTGCAGTTCGTAGATCAGGTAGCTGAGAACCTGTGGCCCGAATGTCCTGTGCACGATCTCGCTCGCGCGCGTGCCGCGGTGGTAGCCGCCGCGCCCGCGATGCCGCAGCCCTTTTTTCCAACCGCGGCCAACCCCGTTGTGCGGCGCTCCCCGCGGGTAGGTGTGCCACCCGAGCTCTCCGAAATGGGTGCGCCAACCGAGCGCTTCTTCGTCGTAGATGCGCCGCTTGGCGCGCCCGCCGATGTGCCGATTGGCCTCTCTGCTCGCGCTGCTGGTGCCCGGCATGATGCGGTCGCCGACGCCGAGCCACACGACGCCGCTCGGCCAGAACTTGATGCGGAATCCAAGGTGCTTGCTAGAGGCGGCGTAGGTCGCGCCGCGCGCCGCCTTGATGCGCGCGCATTCGTCCTTCGCGTAGTTGCGCAGCGCGCTTCGCGTGATCCGATCCTGCACGGCGATCGCGTACTGGTCGAGAGCGAGCTTGACCTCGGCGAGGCTATTGAGGTTGGGTTTGGCGCGCCATGTCATCGAGCTGATTCCTAATTCCTGCCCAATCGGGGATGTCGAGTTCAATCGCCAGCTCAAGCACCGATCGTTCCCACGGCTCCTTGTTGGACCGCAGGATGTAGCGGAGCAGCGTTTGCCGCCCCGCCTTGCCTAGTCCAGCCCTTCACCGTACATCGCCTCAATCGCCGCGATGGCGGCGGCTCCCAGCGCCGCCGGGCAAGCCTTTGCGTCATCGGGCGTCGGGAACAGCTGTTCGCCTTCGATGCTGCACAGGTGCCGAGAGATGGCCCAGAGCTTTGCCGCGGGGATGTCGCGAGCGTTTATCTCGGTGAGCGTGATCAGGTCGATGACCGTCGGGCGCGCGAGCGAGAAGTCACAGCCCGCGTGTTTCCACGGCTTCGGCGTGAGAGAGAGGATGTCCTTGAGGTCACGCAATCGTCACGGCTCCCGTAATCTGGAGGGTGATCGACGCCTTCACGACATCGCCCGGCGCGACGGTCGGGGCGAACGAAGTGACGAGCGCCTGACAGGTGTAGGTGGCGGCGGTGTGCCATGTGAAGACGAAGGTGACCTCGGTTCCGTTGCGGCGCGCAGTCTCAAGCGCGGCAATTGTGGTGTTGCCCTGGTCGTAGAACAAGGTGCCCTGCGCCGTGCCGCTGCGGATACCAGGCACATGGAACTGGTCGGAGTCGCCGACGCTCGTCACCTCGACGGTGCTCATGTTCAGCGTCACGGTGAAGTCGGCGATGAAGCCCGCGAGGCTGTTGCCTCCGGCGGTGATGGTCACGGTGCTGGTGTTGTAGACGGCCATGTTTAGTCCTGGTAGTAGACCGTCGCGGAGACGGTGGCGATGCTTGGCTCTTGTTCGTCGCTGATTCCCGTCACGGGGTCGCTCAACTCCTCGCCCGTAAACACGACCGCGTGAATGTCCTTCCCGTCGTAGGTGCCGATCTGACACGCGGCGCGGATCAATGGGACGAGCGCCGCGGCGGCAAGGGCGGTCTCGGCCACGCCGTTTATCCGCAGCTCGACCTGGCGAAGGGGTGTCGCGCCGACGGTCTCGGCGTTGTCTCCCGACAGCGTGTAGGTAACCGCCGGCAGCGCGTCGTTCTGCGGTCGGTAGCCGTAGCTGATCCGACCGCTCGGAAGCCCGCCGGCGTTGTTGACGAGCATCTGGCGGATGGCTTCCTGGATGACGGCCATTAGTCGATTTCCTCGGCGCTGATGATGGCGACTCTGTGCTTCTCGCCCATGTCGCGAATCGCGGTGATCCGCAACACCCTGCCATCGATGCTGAGCCGATCGACTTCGCTCAGCCCTGCGTTCTGGACCGCCCGCCAGCGCGCGCGGACTTCGTAGGCGCGCCTCACCGCAATGCCGTCGGCCAAGGTCTGTTCGTTGGAGGAGTCGTTCCGGAGGTCGCATCGGAACGACGCGCCCGTGTTCCATGTGTCGGCGCGCAGACCGATCTGGTCGCGGCTGCTCGACGCAATCAGGCGCGTTGCCTTGTGGGTGAGGACGCCGCCCGAGATCATCGGATTAGGCTCCTGACGCTGATCGATTCAATGATGTACTCAAGCGAGAGCGGGACGCTCGTCATCGCGGTTGGCTGCAATGCTTCGGGGTTGCTGTACCACGCGCCGACAAGCGAGATGACGGCGTGCACGATCTCGCCGGGCATCTCGGTGTAGCCCGCGACATAGACCACCGAAACTGCCGTGCCCTCCTTGACTTCGGGACGCACAAGAAAGCGCAGCATCGGCATGGGCTCCGTCTTGTCAACCCAGAAGTCGGTGAGGGCCACGCTGCCGCCCGCGCCGTTGGTGTAGGTGACGGAGGTCAGCGAAACGAACGGATGCCGCGGCAAGAGCACATCGCGCTTGAAGTCGGCAATGAACATCGTCAGCGACGCCTGGGTGAGCACCAGCTGCGTGCGCCGTTCGATGTGCGCCCATGCTGCATCGCGCAGCCGGGTCAGCTGCGCGTCATCGTCGCTGTAGTCGATCTTCAGCGCGTCCTTGATTGTGCTGAGTGGGACAGTCATTCAAAACCGCCAGAAGGGTTTCCCCCCCTGGCGATCGGCAAGGGGAATGGATCAGCCGATGATGTTCGCGAAGGCCGCGGGGAGCATCACCTTGGAGTCGGTGCGCGAGTAGACATACAGGTTGGTCTGCATGGTGGACATTGCGCTGTAAGGGTCGGTCATGCTGGTGATGCCAGTGCGGTCGAAAATCTCGAAGTAGGAGAAGTCGCCGACCACCGCGTAGGTGGTGCCGTTGCCGGTCGTGGTCGGCACATACTGGCCGACCGAGTACGGCACGCCGTAGATCGTGGCCGGCGCGCCGCCGACAAGAGAGTTGGCGTTGGCCGTGCCGGGCGACCAGATGTACTCGGTCGCGCCCGAAGTGGTCACCGCGTTCTTCAGCTTGCGGACCGCGCGGAGGAACGCATCGGAGATCAGCCAACGGAAGCGCGGGCTGTTACGGTATTGAACGGGGCACAAATGCACCGTGTCAATGAGGTTGTCGGCGGTCACGGTCGTGAGCGCCGCACCCGATCCAAGGTCGGTGGTCTGCGAAATGCCGCTGCCCGTGCCGCAGATTCCCTGCGGCTGCGAGCTGCCTGTGCCGGCGGTGTAGAACTCCTCCTGCTTCAGGCCCATCGAAGTCGCGAGGCGGTCGGCGACATACTGAAGGCCCGTGCCCGGGTCGCCCTGTCCGATGGCGTCCTCGATGAACTCCTGGCTCAGCGTCGTGCGCGTAACGAGCTTGTAGGGGACCACCGCGATGGCCGTCGAGAAGGTCGGATCAGAGTCGCTGACGCTATTGCCTTCGGTCACCAGATTGGTGGTCGGCAGGGCGTTTTCAACAGAGATGGACCGCTTGGAGTTGATCGTGCGCACAACGGCAATGTTGCGCAGCACATTGACCTGCTGAAGGCGCTCGACGATGCGGCGCTCCATGTCGGTCGGGATAGCAGCGTTGGAGCTGCTGAGCGAGAGCGCGCGCATCTCGGCGGGGTTGCCGGACACGACGGCCTTCAGCCAGCGCGCCGCGTAGGCGGCGGTGTCGGCGTCGTTGGCGTCGGTCAGGCGTCCCGCGCCGGCGCGGCTCTCAAGCGTCGGGCGCTTCGACAGCATCGCGTTCTGCGCGGCAAGCTCGGCGTTCTGGCGGCGCAGCTCGGTCAAGGTCAGGTCCGCGTCCATGCGGGCGATCTGCTCGCGCTCTTCGCCGCTGCCCTGCGCATCGACGCGCTGCGGGGCAAGCCCGGTGCGCTGCTCGAAGGCGTCGAGCGCTCGGCGGTACTGGTGCGTGATGCCGTTCAATTCCTCGGTCAGGTCGGTGGTGTGGTTGTTCATCGGAGTCTGTTCCTGTGCAAGTCGAGCCGCGCGCGGAGCGCCGACGCGAAGCCGTCGCCGACATGGCGGAGGGCTGATTGGGTCTGGGGGTATGCGGCGTCAACGACCACCGAGATTTCGACGAGCCGCGCTTCGTGGACGGTGCGCTCGGTCTTCCTGGCGTTCCAGCTGTCGCGGGTTACATAGAACCCGAAAGACATCTCGCCGCTCAGGTCGCCTCTTTCAAGGAGCGTGCGCACATCGTTGCCGAGCGTGGTATCTGGAATCGTCGCCGCGTAGTGAAGGCCATCGGCCTGATCGGTCAACTTGAGCGTTCCGCTGCGCGTGCGCGCAAGCGGCATGGATGCGTCGTGGTTGTAGTAGAGCTTCACATCGCCGGCGACCGTGTCGCCGAACGCGCCCGGAGCAATCACCTCGGTGAACACGCGCCCGCCCTCGCGCAGCTCGCGCGACTTCTGGCCGTAGACCGCGGCAACGCCAGACAGCGTGCGGCCATCAACGCGATGCTCGACAGATGCAATGTCGCGCCTAGAAATCATTGGGTGTCCCCGCATTCGCGCTTGTGTCGCTGCCGATGTTGGTCGAGCCGCCGCCCGTGCCGACATTCAGCGCGAGCGTCGGCGTGTCGAGCCCTGGCAGCGGGCCGTAGTCCAGATGCGCGCGCGCTTCGTTGCGCGTGATGATGCCGGACTCGACGCCCGTGCGGAGCGCCGCCATCGTCTCGGCAAGGCCAGGGCGCGACAAATCGTCGGTGTCGAAGGTCACGGTGTCGCCGACGCCGCACAGCTTGGAAATGACCTCAGAGCGCCATGCCGCAAACCATTGCGACAGGCAGGACTCGACATACATCCGCGTCAGCCATTCCATCGTGCCGTAGCCCGCGCCGATGCTCTCGGACAGGTACGACGCCGGCACGCCGTAGAGGCGCGACACATCGCCGATGGAGTACTTGCGCGCGGAATCCAAGCCCTGATCGTCGAGCGTCGAGCTGATTCGCTCGACCTTCATCCCCTCGGCGAGGACGAGCGGGCGACCGGCGTTGGCGCTGCCGCCGTGCCTTTTGCCAAACTCGACTTCCATCTTCTGCATGACCTCAAGCGAAAGCTTGCCAGGGTGCACCAATGCAATCTTCGGATTGCCGCCGTTCTGGTAGCCCTTGAGGCTGACATCCTCATGCGCCGCGAGCAGCTGCAACGCGGTCGAGCACAGGTCGATCGGGCTTTCGCCCCAAAGGCCGTTGACCGTCGGTGCCTTCAGGTGAAACACCGATTCAGCGGGGAGGTCGCCGTACTGCCGCGTTCGGTAGATCGGCACATTGCGCGTGAGGTCGAGCGACACGCTGCCAGGCTCCAAAAGCAGCAGCTCCAGCAGCTCGCCGCCCTGGGTGCGGTTGATGGCGGCAAACCCGTTGCCGAACAGCAGCACCTGCATGGTGATGCTGCGGCGAAACTCAAACGCGCTCATGTACGGGCTTGGAGAGCGCAGCAGCGAATCCGCGGCGCTTGAGGAGCACTCAAGGTCCACGCGCGCCACATCGTTGGCAATCAGCGTGACCGCCCGGTAGACGGGCGTAAGGCGCAGCGCGGTGGACGCGCTGATGAACGGCAACGGGTCGCCGTCGGTGCGCAGCAGCGTCGCCGACCACGGAGCGTTGAAGAGGCGTTGGAACATCCGTCCTAGCACGGCGGCATTGTGCTAGTCCGTCAACAGCGAGGTGTGCGCTAAATCAAAGGTTGGCGTAAACGCTCTGCGTCTCGCCGCCCCATGCGTGGACGGCCATGAGCGCCGCGGCGAGCGGATCAATGACGCTCTTGCTGACGCGCTTGTCAATGCGAATGTTGCCGTTGGTGTCGCGCAGCGCGATCGCCGTCCGGCACGCGTTGCGCATCACAGGGTCTTCCCCGATGACCAGTTGCTTGGCGACCCAGTACTGTTGCCACAGCTGGCAGCTCGGCGCGACATTCTGGATGCCCTGCGAGTACTGCAACATCGGAATACCGTACTTGGCCGAGAGCGCCGTCTCCGCAAAGTACTTGCTGCCGTAGGGGTCGAAAGCCACCGCCTGTAGGCTGAATTCGTCGCGCAGCTGCGCGAGCTTCTCAAGCACGGATTCGTAGGGGATCTGGTGACCTGGCGTGAGGGTCAGGAAGCCCTTGGCGGCCCAGGTGCGCACCGGCAACCGGTAGTCGATCTCGCGCTGCGCGGCGTTCCCCGCTGGCCACCAGTAGTGCCCCCTGAGCGCGACGGTGCCGTTGTCGAGCGGCACGGCGACCACAAGGGCGGTCAGGTCGAGCGTCTTGCTGAGGTCGAGCCCTGCCCATGCCACGCGGCCCCGCAGAACTTCCCAATCGATCTCGGTCGGAGCGGGGTAGAAGCTCATGTCCAGCCACCCGCCGCGCTGCTCGGTCATCCGACAGGCGTGATAGCGGGCGAACTCCGCGCGCCCGAGCGGGGTTGTCTTCGTCTCGTTGTAGCGGCGGCGAATGCTTTTCACATCGGGCTGACCATGCTGCATCCCCGGGTTCGCCTTGATCCAAGCCGACTCGTCATCAAGTTCATCGTCATCATCGATGCCGTACAGCATGGCGACCGTCGAATCGTCTTCGATGTCGCCGCGCAGCACGGCGTGGGCGTGTTCGATCTTCTCGCCGTAGAGGCCGTCGGGGTTGTCCGCGGGGGTCGAGATGATGACGCCGAGCGCCTCGCGACGCTTGGCAATCGCGGATGTCAGCTTGGAAAGAAACCGATCGCGGTACTCCGCGGCTTCGTCGGCGATGTACAGCGACGGCGTCAGGCCGTCCAGGCTGCTCGCGCGCGCCGGCAGGGCCGACAGCACGCAGTCCTGCTCGCGCCTCTCGACGGTGTACTGCCTCACGGTCGCGTCGGTGGCGTTCATCCGGCGAACCATCAGCTTCGCAGCGTCAACAAGGATGTGCGCCTGTTCCTCGCGGTTCGCGATGGCGTAGACCCTGCGGCCTGGGCCGCTGCACAGGTCGTACAGGCAGAGCCCCGCCATCAAGGTGGTTTTGCCGTTGCCGCGTCCGACCTGTAGCACGGCGCTTGTCACGCGCCGCCGCCCGTCATCCGCGTACCGCCAACACCAGAGGTTGCTGAGGTTCCACAGCTGCCACGGCGGAAGCACGAACGGCGCGTCGCTGTAGTCGTTAATTAACTTCAGCTCTGCGAAGAAGGCGCGCATCTTCTCCAGCTCGTCCCAATCCATGATCAGATCGGAGCGCTCAAGGTCGGACAGGTAGCGTCGCGCCGCAGCTGCGAGCCATTTGCCCGCGGGAATCTCGCCTCTGGCGACCTGATCTGCGTACTGGATTGCCTGTTCCATGAAAATGTTTTCGGGGTTTGCTGGCGGCACCTAAGGGGTGGGGGGGTGGTCAAAATCTACCCCCCCCTCCAACAGGCAAAAAACGCGTTTTTGTGCTCAATAATGCGGGTTTTGTCCGTCACGCGCATGGTGCGCCGCGTGGCATTCCCGGCAGAGCGTAGAGAGGTTGTTGATGTCGTAGCACAGGTCTGGGCGCTGTGCGCGAGGGATGATGTGGTGCACTTCCTCGCCTGGCTTTCCGCACTTCTCGCATGAGGGATTCAGCCGCATCCATCGGTTGCGAAGCGATGTCCATCGCCCGCCCTTCAGGCGCGTGCCGTCGATGGCGAACACTCTCGACTTGAACTTGCAGCTGAAGTGTCTCATGCTTGATCGGTCTCCTCCATCATCCTAAGCCTTTCTTCCTTCGCTCCTAACACTAAGAGGCTGTCGCGCTGCCATTGACTGAACGGCTGCACGATCAGCCACGGCATCCGATTGGCGCGGTACGCAATCACCCACGGCTTGCCGTGCCGATCGCGCTCGACCTGTGCTATGGCCTCGGTCAGCCTGAGCTTCTCCGTGCGCTTGACCTCTATGTGCAGGTTCATGCCTCGGCATATGACATCGGCTGTGCCGCCCTTGCCGCAGTACTGCGCCGTGCGTTGGCACAGCACGCCGGCGCGCAGGAATTCCTGCACCAGTTCGCGCTCGGCGTGCGCGCCCTTTCCCCGTGAGTGGATCATTTTCCCCCCAAGAAACGATGCATAATGCGCTGTCGTTCGTGTAGCGCGTTGATGTGCTGCAACGCAAGCATGAGCGCATCGATCGTGCGCCATAGCTCAGGCTCGGTCATCTTGTCGGCCTTGATGGATTGCAACAAGACGATTCGATCGGCGATCGTCGCGCAGATGTCGCGAATCTCTGGCGATCGATCCAGGCGCGCGCCCAGGCGCGCTGACTCGCGATCGCGCTGGGCAATCTGTCCGGCGTACTTGCTCATGCTTCGTCATCCTCCGCATCAGGTAGTTTCCAACCGCGCTCGGTCAGCGGTGCGGGTTCAGTTGTGTCGCTCA